CTTCCAAAAGCTGTGAAGCTTGTTAAGTCTGAAGTATCTATTAGTTGAGTTCCATAAATTGTATTTGTTTGTGCAAGACCATCTGAATCGTTATTAGAATCATCTGTTCCTTTTAGTCTCCAATGAACTCTATAGACTACATCACTTCTACTACTTTTAGTAGGGTAAGTATCAACTGTTGAAACATCCCATGTATAATTTATTGCCATTTTTATTTTCCTTCTAAGGTTGTTATTCTTGCTTCTAATTCTTGTACTGTTTTAACTAATAAAGGTACTAACTTAGCAGGGTCTAAGCATTGATATTTTGCGTCACCTTCAGAAACCATAGGATTATCTTGTGCTGATTCTGCATCATATATTTCATCTTTTGTTCCAGTAACAGCATAATCAACGACAGCATCGACTTCATGAGCAAGAAATCCCTCAGATGATTCACCTGTGTTTTTCCAATCAAATGTAACTGGGTTTAATTGCTTTAGTCGTTCTGTTGCTCCTGTCATAGCTGAAACATTTTCTTTTAGTCGGTAGTCTGACACGCTGGTATAGTTGGTAACATTGGTGCTAGTAATAATAATACCACCCGTAGCAGTAGCATTGTTGTAAAAGGTCTGTAAAGTTCCTGTAGTTGATGATTGACCCACATTAGTTACCAAATACTGTACAGTTCCAGTAACAGACAGATAATGTCCGTTTACACCATTAGCATAAATAGTTACTCCTTGTGTTTCTTTAGTACCCGTTCCGACTAATACAACATTTTCACCTGCATCAACTTTTAGTGCATTTGCATTAGTATCCGACTCAACCCTAAAATCTATGTCAACGCCTGCCTCATTAAAGCATGTGGTAGCTGTAGAGCCGCCAGTAAAGTACATTCTTGACCTTCCAGTACCTTCTACTAAAGTTATAAAGTCTTGGTTAGTGTCCTCACTACCATCTGAAGCATCTTCTATTCTTGTGTATATTTGACCATAAAATACTTTTTCATCAGCATCATTTTCACCTGTCCAATATACTAAACCAACTGCATCACCATCAGCAGGTGAAGCACTATTTCTATACATTTCTAAAACAGGCGCACTAGAGCTATCTGTATCAGTTGACCCTAAAAGTAAATTAGTTGAATTATCAGTAGTAATAATACTGCTGGCTAATGTAGCCGTTAATGAGGTGCAAACAACTGTTGAAGCTGAATTCGCTCCTATCGCACTACCATCTATACTTCCGCCGTCAATATCGACTGTGTTAGATGCTGTGGTTGATAAAGCTGTTGTCAGCCAAGCATTGTTGGCTCCATTCCTTAATTTTAATAAGTTATTTGAAGTATCGACCCAAAGCTCATAAGCATAAGTCGTACTTGGTGCGCTACTGCCAGAATTGCTAGATGAAATGGCTAACAATGCATTATTTAGATCGCTACGAAAGCTACTTCCACTTTGATTAGCCAAAGAATAATCGTGCTGAGCCATATATAATTCCTATATAAAATTAATGGTAATTTAAACCATAAGTAACAAAAATTGAGTGTCAATAACCTCTTGCTATGTATTGCATTGTCCTTGCAACCCCACTACCAGAAGAGTTATAAAACCTGATGGTAAACGCTGTTTTGCTAGTAGCTGAAATAGCATAATAATCACCTGTTGCCATATTATCTGCTGATATTGCTAGTGTAGGTGTGGCATAAAAAGCATTTGAATAAGTAATCGTGCTTCCGCCAGTACCCACAGAACTTGTGGCAGACTCATTTCTAAAAAAAGCTTCTGCTTTAGCTACTAATTGAGAAATATTAATCTGGTGATCGGTAGAACTTGTAGAGGCTTCCAGTTTAAATTTAAACCCTCTGGCATAATAGTTTCCTATACTTAGAAGCTGATAAGAACTCCAACTTGCTGAACCATCAGCGGGGTCATCATTTGTTGTGGCTACATATAGATTAGCATTTATATCATCAAAGTCAGAACTAGAATCAATACTGTCCCAAGTATCAATATTTGATAATTGATCATCCCAAAATCCTGCACTAGCATCAACTGTGCTAAAACTTATGCTTGATGATAATAAAACATTACTTACTTGTGTTGCATCAATCTTAGATGCGAACTCATAGGAACCTGAAGTATCTAGCCCACCTACAGCATCTATTAACCCCCACTCGTCAATATCGCCAGCCACAGAATCCCATAATGTATCTGCTTGAAACTTTAAAACACTACCATCTACAACCATATTATTTTTTGTGCCTGTAAAAGTTGTATCTGTAATAGTAGTAAGAGTTTGTTTATCAAACATGCTTGGTGAAACACTATTGACATGCGTTGTTGCACTTGCTGATTTATTTCCCGTAGAGTCGACTGCTTTTATTGAATAAGTGCCAACCATTAATGGCATAGTGGTATTTGTTGATATACCACTTATATTATTACCTATTTTAGAACTTGCATCCCAAGAAGCACCAGATGTAGATGGACTGTGTCTTATTTCAAAACTACCGCCAATTTTAACATCTAAGTCTGTGGCTTGATCCCAATGTAAATGCGCTTCTGAAGAATCTGCCCTTAAATAAAAGTTAGTAACATTAGCAGGAGCAGTTGTTAGACCTGATATAGTTTGTGTACCCTCATTATAATCACTACTAATTCCCGCAGTATTAATGGCTCTTACTCTAAAGTTGTATCTATCTGGTTTAATATCTACAAAATTAATTGTTGTGCCAGTCGAAGTTAGAGTTGTATATACACTTGGAGTGCTAGTAGAGGCATAACTAGCCTCATAATGATCAATGGTTACTCCTAAATCTTCCCATTCTGAATTACTAGATGCAGTAAAAGCTATACTTGCCTGAGCCTTTACACCTGAACCATCAAATGTAGAAACTAGAGACTCAGTAATAGAAGAAATAGCAGGGCTATTAACAGCAGGTAAAGCATCAATTCCTTTTGCTGAATAATATTTACCACCCCATCTAGATTTATAACCTGCTTGGTTGATTGCTTGTACCCAAAAAATATAAAATCCTGCCCCTACATTATCTAAAGTATAGCTTCTAGTAGAACTAGTAGCTGTTTTTTCATAATTATAATTAGGTGCTTTTTTATATAAGATTTTATATCTATCAACAGGGTTTTTAGGAGCATCCCAAGATAAAGTTAATTGTGGTATTATTTTTGCCCCATCAAAATATAAATTTTCTACAATAGTTATATTGCTTGGCCGTTCAGAAAAAGTTATATCAGGTAAATTAGTA